TGCCCAGTTCGCCAGCTTCGGTGAGCGGACGTGTCAGATGACGGCCTCCAGGGACTTCCTCGACGCGACCGACTACACCGGCTTCAAGGCCGTGACAGGCCAGGCGATCAAGGTCGTCGCCACCACAGGAGCTAACAACTCCATCCAGTTCGACCTATTCAACGCAATCAAGGACGTGTACCAGGTTCCGCTTTCTGGCGTCGGCGACCTGATCCGCGCAGCCATCACCTACCAGACCGTGCTCGACGGCAGTGGTAACGAGTACGACATCATCTACAAGACGCAGGAAGTCATCGTTCCGTAGTACACAAGATCCAGAGGGAGGATCTGCAATGCCCAAGGCAACAGTTTCAACCGAGTCCCAGCACTTCGATCTCAGCTCATGTCCTGGTGGTTGGATTGACCTCAAGCGGATGACGCATGGTCAGCGACTTCACCGCCAGGACATCGCTATGTCGATGTCCATGACGGCTGACACCAAGCACAAGACAGCGACGATGGGTGTCACGCCTACGCAGACCAGAGTCGCGCAGTACGAGTTCAAGACCTGCGTCGTGGACCACAACCTCGAGGACGAGCAGGGCCGCAAGCTCAACTTCAACAACCCCCAGGACGTGGAGCAGCTCGACGGTAGGATCGGCGAGGAAATCTCCGAGCTGATCGACACGATGCACGACTGGGAGAGCGACCTCCCAAACTCGATAGTGAAATCCGACGTCGTGTCTTCGGCGCTGGTAAGTCCAGAGCAGAACTAGACACAGTCGGCTGGGCTTCGGATGAAGAACAGATAGCTGAGCAGCTGTACGGGCTCACCGTCATGTGTTTGGAGTTCCACTGTTTGCCTGGACCTGGAGGGTGGCTTGATCAGGATTCGTTCGTTGCTTACGGAATGGACCTGACGATGGTCGCCATAAAGGCCAAGGAGCAGATGGACCAGCACCAGGCGGAGCTCAAGCGTGGGAGGTGAGAAGTGCCGCTAGGTGTCAGGGAAGTACTCCTCGTCGTACGAGCACAGAACATGGGTTCTGGCGTACTGCGGAATCTGGCTGGCGACTTCAACAACCTAGAGGGGGCTTCCAAGAAGGCCGCTCAACAGCAGATGCAGACGGGCTCGTCGCTCATGGCCGTCGGTGTAGCTATCGGCGCCGTAGGAGCGGCGGGCCTTGTCTTCTTGGGCAAGGCGACCTCTGCTGCGATCGAGTACAACAGGCAAGTCGCCTTGACCAAGACTCAGATGTTCGGTGTCAAGGCCACCTTCGAACAGGTATCAGAAGCTGGTCTTGCCACTGCTAGATCAATCGCAGTACCTCTGGATCAGATCCAGGGTGGCCTGTACGACATCTTCTCGTCGATGGACGTCAACCTTACACAGGCCAAGTTCCTCCTCAACAACTTCTCGAAGGAAGCTGTAGCAGGCCAGGTAGACCTCTCCACAGCTGAACGTGCCACTATTGGCATTATGAACGCCTACCAGATGAAGGTCCGTGATGTCACCAAGGTGCAGGACATCATGTTCAACCTGGTCAAGTACGGTGTCGGTACTTACGGTGACTTCGCCCGATCGATTGGTCGCGTAACAGGTCCAGCGGTTAGGCAGAACCAGACCTTCGAACAGACGGCTGCCTTGATGGCGTTCGTCACTAGGAACGGTCTGTCTGCTAGTCAGGCTGCCTCTACGGTTGGTCGTGCTCTGGATGCCCTTGGCAAGTCGCGTGACAAGATCCAGAGTCTAGGTGCAACCGTTGAAGATGCTCTAGGTCTCGACGTTGCACACAAGTTGGGCTTCACTCACGACCAGATGATCAAGGTCACGGACGCAGCTGGCAAGATGCTTCCGATCAACCAGATCATGACCAATCTGGGAATGGCCCTCAAGGGTTTGAACCCGACTCAGCTCAACGACGTCCTGACGACTATGTTCAAGGGCACTGGCGGAACGATTCAGGCGATGAGGTTCTTCGACATCGCCATTCACAACTTCGGCCAGTTGAACACAATGGTCGGCAACATGGGCAAGAGTAAGGGTGCGCTCAAGGCTGCCTACGACATCATGTCGAATACGCCTGCAGCTAAGATCCAACTGCTCAAAAACAACTTCCAGGCGTTCATGATTGTACTGGGACAAGCATTCCTTCCAATCGTGGGCAAGGTCGCAGCTGCACTAGCAACCTTCTTCAAGTTCATGGGCACACTTCCAAAGCCTCTCCTTACCATCATTGCTATCGTCATAGCAGTGGTGTCCGTCATGTTGTTGCTGACAGGCATCGTCTTTGTCGCGATAGGTGCATGGCTGATCTTCTCGGCGATCCTGGCTGCTACCGAAATTGCTCTCGCGCCCATCATACTTACGATCGGGCTCATCATCGCAGCCGTTGCGGCTCTGGCCATCGCTGCGTACCTGATCTACCACTACTGGGATCCGATCAGTAAGTGGTTCCACGACATGTGGTTCGACATCTGGCATTGGATCGACCACGTTCTGCAGGTCATCGGCAAGTCCCTATCGGATGCATGGAGCGCTGTAACGCGTGTTACAGTAGATGCTTGGAACAAGGTCTACGGTGCGATCAAGGGTGCATGGGATAAGATCACTGGCATCTTTAGTGGCATCACGAGTTGGATCTCGTCTAACTTCGATGGCTGGTGGAAGACTCACGGCGACGCTGTCAAGAAGGTCTGGTCCACGATGTGGGGCGGGATCGTTGACACTACCAAGGCCTACTGGAACATGACCACGGCGATCTTCAAGGTCGCCGTGAATGTGCTGAAGCAGATCTGGGGCGGCATCGTCGATCTCACCAAGTCCGCTTGGGATATCATCTCAGGCATCTTCAAGGTCGCTTGGGCAATTATATCGACGATCTTCAAGCTTGGCATGGACTATCTGAAGCTTGCCACTCAGACTGGTTGGGACATAATCAAGGGCATCTTCAGAATCGCTTGGGCAGTCATTCTAGCCGCCTTCAAGATCTGGTTCGCAGTGATGACGGCTGTCGTGAAGATAGCCTGGGCGGGTATCAAGTCGGTCATGAAGATCGCCTGGGACGTAATAGTCGCAGTCTTCAGCGTCTTCCTCGACGTCATCACTGGTCACTGGCATCAGGCACTAGTCGACATTCGAAACCTGGGCGTACAGATCTGGAACTCTATCAAGGGGTTCCTGGTTCAGTCTTGGAACGCTATCAGGAACGCAGCAATTCCGATCTTCAATGCCTTGAAGCAGATGTTCTTCAGCATCTGGCATTCCGTTTACGATACTACGCAGTCAGTCTGGCACAACATAACGAAGTTCCTCAACAACGTTTGGGGCGACATAAAGTCGGGTGCCAGGAATACCGTTAGCGGCCTGAGCAGTATCTGGCACGGGATTGAGAACGTCTTCAAGGTTCCTGTCAACTTCGTGATTGGTACCGTCTACGACAACGGCATCAGACGTCTCTGGAACGATGTCATGGGCGCCATTGGACTGAAGCGCTTCAACCTTCCAAACATCCCGATGATGGCTGCAGGCGGCAAGCTTGCCGGGTTCGGTGGAGGCGATAGGATCCCGGCGCTACTGGAAGCTGGCGAGACCGTCGTAGACAAGAACAGGTCCCGCAAGTGGGCTTGGGTCTTCAGCATGATGGGTGTTCCTGGCTATGCTACGGGCGGACAGATTCCACCAGCTGTTGCCAGATTCGGACAATCTGTCAATCCCACGGGGCCAGCACTCGGACCGCTTACAGGCATTCTTCATCTCGCTGGTGCAGCAGGCAAAATGTTGCTGGCAGCTGCTACTGGCAACTCGGAGGCGTTCAGTAACGCACTCATAGGCGCACTTGGAATCAAGAGCGGCGCAGGAAGCCAACTTGCTTCAATGGCAGCTACTCTCCCTGTGGCAATGGCGAAGAAGGCTATCGCGGGGCTGTGGCATACCATTACCGGGTCCGCGTCGGGTGCAGGTGTCAACTACAAGGCTGGAGCAGGTGTTCAGCAGTGGAGGGGTTTGGTCCTTCGGGCACTAGGCATGGAAGGTCTGTCACCTTCGCTGGTGGGTGCTGTACTCTACCAGATGCAAACCGAGTCCGGTGGTAACCCACGAGCCATCAACCTGACTGACATCAACGCTCAGCATGGTGACCCGTCACGCGGCCTGATGCAAACCATTATGAGTACGTTCCTAGCCTACCACTGGCCTGGCACTTCGTTCGACATTTACAACCCACTAGCCAACATCGCCGCAGCGTTGAACTATGCTGCGCATGGTAGGGGCTTTGGTAGTGGCGTAGGCCAGCTCGGTTCTGGTCATGGCTACGCTCTAGGTACGAACTGGGCTTCGCCTGGCCGTCGAGTAGTGGGCGAAAACGGACCTGAAGTCGTGAGCTTCCGCGGAGGCGAGAAGGTCACTCCTGGCGGGCAGACTATCATCATCTACACCAACGAGATCGATCCGCGTAGGCATGCAGCTGAGCTAGGTTGGGAACTCGCAAGGAGGTCCGCGTAATGGCACCTTCGCTGAACGACTACGAGTTCCAGTTCGATGACGTAGGCACTACACTCAATACCGATGACATGGGTCTGCCCTTCATTGACATCCTCAGTGTGAGTGGCCTCGACACTGCTCCGTTGCGAACGTCGACAGATGAGCATCAGGGTATGGATGGTACCTACGTCGACTCGCCGTTCGTGTCAGCGCGGACGATTGTCCTCACAGGTAACTTGTACACCAATCCTAGCGATCCCGACTCGTTGCTAGACTCACTACGTGCCGACTATACCAAGGACGACGTTAGACCTTTCTACTTCCAGCTGCCCAATAGGCCAACTAGGTTCATTAACTGTCAAGGCGGGGGTTTCCGTTATGACATTGATGGTGGCCGACGTGCAGGCTTGACTGCCATACAGGCAACACTGGTAGCTGAGGACCCGTATATCTACGACGCTATACCAGCGAGCATTACGATAGCTGTGCCTACGTTGTCGATCTTGGGTATGTCATTCAACGTGGCGTTCAACTTGGGCTTTGGCGGTGCACTGCCTAACTTCGGTGCTACGGTTACGAACAATGGCAACCACACAGCTTACCCACTTATCACGATTACGGGTCCTGTTACCAATCCTGTGATAGTCGATAGTAACAGTGGCACTACTATGGCGCTAAACATCTCCTTGGCGGCTGGCGATATTCTGACGATCGATACTAGGCTAAAGTCGATCATCTTGAACAATTTCGTTAGTCGTCGTACATCTATGACGGGCAGGCAGTGGATTAGCGTTCCGCCTGGCGTCTCAGATACCATTTCGTTCACTGCTGATGCAGGAACGGGCTCCTGCACAGTCAAGCTCTACAACACCTACTACTAGGGACCATCATGGCAGCAATCGAACCCCCCTACGCGTGCCAAGGACGTAGTGACCACCCTGCGCAGCTGTTTAGGGTAGCGCACGCGACTTCTACTGGTGCACCCTTCGCTGCTGGTGGTACTAGTCCTGTTGGTGGAGTAGATCCCTACTTCGGTGCTGCATGTGCCGTTACTGGTCTGGCATCCATGAACGTCCAGATCGGCACAGGCGTAGCTAACATTCCGCACACGACAGCGTGGAATGGGATGTACGTTGGTTACAATACGGCGAACTTCAACGTCTCTATTGCGGCTTCTTCAGCTACGCAGTGGAGAACCGATCGCGTCGACGCCGTCGTTGTAGACCCTGGTGACGCTACTGCTAACTGGAATGCAGTGGTTACGACAGGTACGTTCGCATCTAGCTCTCCTGGTGCTACTCCTGCAGCACCTGCGAACTCGGTCCCACTGGCGCTGATTCGTGTCGTGCCGAACATGACAGTTACCAACGGTGGTGGCACTGTCATTGACAACAGACTCATCAACGGTCTCAAGGGTGTCTGGCCTACGACCTCGTCGGCAAAGCCGTCGCTATCGGCGCCTGAGGGCACGATGTGGTTCGAAACCGACACCAACCTTCTAGGCATCATAGTCAACGGTGCCTACCAGTACATACCTATCGGTCTCAACGTTGCTGATCCTTGGCACTCGTTGGGAACGTTCGGTCTGGGTTGGACTATCGCCCGTGGTAGGTATCGGCTTACTACCGATGGTGAGCTGGAGATAGACATCAACCTTACTGGAACGGGCGTGCCAGGAAGCCTACTTTGGCCTAACACTCTACCTTCACAGTATCGGCCAGCTGTTGTAAAACGTATCCCTGGCGTTCCAGATACTGGTGCAGCTTGTCACACTACAATCAATACAGCGGGGGTTGTGACGTCACAGGCACCTTCAGGAGCTGCGACGTTTGACAGTTCCGGGCGGGTGCCACTAGACTAATGGTAGCACACTACACGTATCTCGCCACGGATCTTGTTTCCAACAGGATCCTAGGAGAGCTGCCTGTTCAGAACGTCTCTCTGGACTGTCAGCTGAACAAGCCTGGCAACATGAATGCTGGCATGCGCTTGGACGATAAGCGTGTGCCCAACGACGAGCTACTAGCCAGAACTACCCCTGGCAGGACAGCGTTCTGGGTGTACAGGGAAGACCAGATCGTTTGGGGCGGGATCGTACTCAGTCGTGAGTACCAGTCGAATGGTAAGTCGTTGACCCTGACGGGGCAGACGTTCGAGGTCTACGCGACGAGAAGGTTCCCGCGTCTGATTCTTGGTAAGACCACACAGATCTTGAAATTGGGTCAGGTTGCTACGATCGACTACCTTTGGCATCAACTCCAGAACATCACTGCAGGAAACATTGGTGTAGCCGGCCTAGCCGTTATGCCTCTAATCGATCCAGTCGTTCAGCTCACTATCAACGGGTATGACTTGTCTACCTCGTATGACGACTTGATCCAGTCCGTAGTGACTCAGAGTACTGGGCCTGACTACACTATCGCTTGGTACGAAGATGAAACTGGATTGCCCCAGAAGCAACTTGTCGTTGCTACGCCCATTGGTAACCCAGTAGGACAAACAGACCTAACAGTTGACTATCCTGGGCCGATAGCTGACTACATCTACACTGAAAACTCGTCGTCAGGAAACAACCAATGGTGGGCTGTAGGAGACGGCGACGGCGCTGCGGCTATTGTTGGCTCAGCAGGCGACCCGATATCGAGGGCGTCTGGGTACCCGATCTGGGAAGGTGTGAACAGCTATACTGGTGTGACGGACCAAACGACGATAACGAAGCATGCGACCTCGGACTTGAGCTCTCTCCCTGTACCGATCGTGACGCACCACGTCGACCTCCTGGGTGCAGCTTTCCCAGAGTTTGGGTCTTACGGTATGGGTGATTACGTCGTAGCGAATGTCACTGATCCCCGTTTCCCAGTAGGCAACACCTTCAAGGTGCGTGCGATCGGATGGTCTATTCAGCCTCCAGACGAAGGACAGGGCACTGAGCAGATCGCGCTCGTCTTCGACGAAGCTACGGGTGGTGACTAATGCCTAGGTACCAACACGCACAGACGTTCGACATTGTAAGGTCCGTAAGAGGTGCACAGAACGACATCAGGTCCTTGCAGGTGCAGAACGCTGGAGTTGTACGCAAGAGTCTGAATCAGGTCGTCGCGTCGTTGAGTCTGAACCCATACTTCTGGGGCATGGACCCTACTGGCTGGGAAGCTACTGCAGGTGTGTTCTCCGTTGTTAGCGACCCGCCTGATCCAGCTCCTTACCCTTACGCAGGCTTGTACATCAACGATGGCTCAGGTGCTGGTGCGTTGATGCTATCGGACACACCGTTCCCTGTCGTACCGTCTCAACAGTATCAGGTCCAGGCATATGTCAACTCCAGTGTCTCGACGGTACAGGTAGGCTTCGACTTCCAGGACTCGTCGCACGGTGCTATTGCAGGTCCTACCAACCTGTCGATAACGGTTACGCCAAACACTTGGACGTTGATCTCGGCAGCACTGCAAGCGCCCGCTTCAGCAGCCTTTGCGTATCCACGTATCGGATCACCTTCGGGCGATTCTGGTCAGACGTACGTGACTGGTATTGTCACCCAGCTCACCTCTGTTGCTTTCCAGCCGGGTAGCACTCCACAAGTCCCTGAGACTTGGCATAACATGCCGGCCATGTCCAACAGTTGGGGTATTGGCACAGGTCATGCTAAGTATAGGCTTACTGCCGACGGGCTGTTGGCGTTCAGCTTCGTCCTGACTACGATTGGTACCAAGACGGATGGTACTAGGCTCTGGGCTGATGGCAGTCTCCCTGCTTCTTACCAACCTAGTGTTGCGAAGCGGTGGCCAGCGTCTACAACTGCGGCAGCTAACTCAGCCAATAGCACTCCCTGGATAGGAATATTGTCCGCCGGCGGAGTGAACATATCTGGCGTCAACACCGCCGGAGCGCTTACCGAACTACATGCCGTAGGAGTTCTACCGCTGATCTAGGAGGAAACATGGCGGCCAACGTTCCTAACTCGGGGCTCTTTCTTCAGGCGACAGCTGAGGAGTTGACTGGCCTACGAGATCTCTTCCAGAAGCTGGTGAACCGAAGCGACTACGTTGCTTCGATGGGTGGCTCTGCGTTCCTGCAGGCTACGACACCTAATGGCCTCGGTATGTCCGCTCCTGATGCTGATGCGTTGGTCGCAACTCTGGGCAACCACAAGAACCTGGCAACCCAGTATAGTGGGGGTACACAGGCTGCTGCCATGAACTACAGGGCTAACGGTCAGCCTTTCTGGGGTGGTTAGGGAGGTGAAATGTCGCCGAGTGACGTCCTATCACTCGTTGGTGGAAGCACTGGGGGTACGGCGATTGCATTCTTCGTCCTATGGATTTGTGGTCTGATACATACCAAGGCAGCCATGGATGAGAAGAAGGAAGAGATCGCCGAGCTGAAGGAAGCTCTACGACTGGAGCGGGCTAGAGGCGATGCCGGAGTCCTGACAGGCCAAATAGTTCGGGACGTTATGACCACCCTCCACAGGGAGATTCAGCACTGATGTGGAGATTCAGGGAAATGTGGCGATCAAGGAGAATGAAGAGTGACCTAGAACAGGCTCGTCACGAACGCGAGCTGTCACAGCAGCGACTGGACGAGGCAAAGATCCAAGTAATAGTCCCCCTGTCTGCCCTTCGCCAGGATAACCACGTTACAGATCTGGTACGCAAGGCATTCCAACGTAGACCCGACGAGGAGGATAAGTGACACAGTTCCAGTTTCTTACTGACTGGATTCAGGACGCCATCTTTATAGGCTTCTTGGCAGCTGCGCTGTTCCCATTCGTAGGGATCTACTTCCCATGGTGGCGTCATGAGTTTGGCTGGAACCTGATCGCGTTCGACCTTGCCATTGGTATAGCGTTGCTTCCTGCGTTCTTGCATAGGGTGTTCGGTATACCAGTTACTGGACTGTTCTATACCTACGTAGTCGCGATTGCCCTTACGTCGATACCAGTGATCTTGATCTGGAGGGCATACGTACTTTACAGGGAACAGAAGGCAGGCGCTGAGGAGGTGGAGCGACAGAGGCAGATACGAAGAGGTCAAACGGAAGATAATCAAGACAGCCAGAGGGAGGCTCAATGACTGTCAAAATGCCGGATGTGAGTGAATTCCAATCCGGCCCAACAGCACCGAACTGGGGTGGTGTAGAGTCCCAGAACGGTGGAGCTGCGATCATTCGTGTCGGGTATGGGATCACCCATCTCGACGGCATGTTCGTAGCCAACTACACGGCCTTGAAGGCTAGGCGTTACGACTTCATAGGCCTGTACCACTACATACGTGCCGACCAGGACGCACGCGCGCAAGCCGTCGCGTTCTGCAACTGGGTCGGCCCGCTCTCAGCCCTGTTCCCGGGTTCGATACCGATGATGGACCTGGAGGAAGGAAGTGGTGATCAGTCAGGTCGCGCCAACGCGTGGCTGAGCTTCGTCGACCACTTCTACGGGCTCGACAAGCTCCCACTCGAGCGACGCTCGTGGCTCTACAGCGGTGAGTCATTCGCCAACGAGCACGGCCTAGCGCCAATCTTCAACTCGGCTCGGCGAACCTGGGTCGCAGCCTACAGGAACACGGAGCCATCGCTTCCGCACACCCTGTGGCAGTCGACGAACGGTTCGACCGGCGCGAACAAGACTAGCTGGAGTGGAGCAGGCTTCTGCGACACTTCAATCACAGGCCACACGCTGGCAGAGCTGTCCGCTATGGCTCACCAGCCCTCCGTTCCGATCCCACCCGTCCCGCCCGCACCATCAGAGGGAGATGAAATGATCGTTTTCGAAGTTTCACGTCAGCTGTGTGCTGACCAGCACGTCCAGTGGCCCGGGGTCTTCTTGCTCTCCGGCTCAACCTTGCACCACGTCACCCAGAGCCAGACCGACTCGAAGGGCGCGCTCGTCAGCAACACCGCGGCCTACCTCACGGCTCTGGGCCAGACCACGGCGGTGGACATCACCCCCGACGAGTTCAAGGCTCTGGGCGGTACCCTGAAGGCCGCCTAGTCATGGCCAGGCCTATCGAACGCAAGGTCACAGCCTCATCGTATACGGCAGCAGCCTCCGGGCTGGCACTATGGGCGCTCGGCAACTACGTGTTCAAGGGCGACGTTCCTGACGTCATCGTCTCCTGGGTCTACGTGCTGGTACCGGGCCTGCTCACCCTTGCGGTGGGGTACTACACCAAGCACACGTTCCGGATCGACGTGAAGCCGGAACTCATCCAGCAACTACCGGCGCCGCCCTTTCCCTCGCCGGTAGAACCGACTCCTCCCAAGTAGGAGGGTAGTTCTCCTAGCCTGGTCCTCGGCGCTGCCGTGCCGTCCCTCGGGGCCAGGCTAGGGGTCTGTTCGCATCATCTCAAGTAGGAGTAGCCTCATGGTGCTGAACTCCTTGGGTGCGTAGAAGCAGATCCAGTACAGGGCATGGCGCATAGCATCGTTGGCGTGCTTCCACTTCGACACTGGTGTGATGATAAGCGTAGTCATGGCGAGCTTGTCGTTGGGTGCCCAGTTCTTGGCCATGTCTGCGCCTTGCCACACAACCTTGATATCGAACAGCTCTGCGTACAGCTTGACAACACCAATGTATTCGAGGGAGATCATCTTGGCCGCAACATCTCCCGAATTGTCGAAGCGCTCACATACGATGGTGTCCGGGTGCTCATGGACGAGAAAAGTCCACAACCTCTTGTGATGCGCACTGTTGTTTCCGATATGGATTGCCTTGAAGTGCTTCCGGATGAAGCCTTGCACGAATCCATCGAACGTGATGATGACGATGCCCGTTGTGCCACCGGGGTCGATGACTATGATCTTCACGTATGTCCCTCTGTAGTCTATTCCTAAGTTTAGACTTTGTTAGACCGCTTGCGTCCAGTGACCCTTACTAGGGTACGAGATCACTGGTTTAAGTTTGTTAGACGCTAGTAGACTGCGGTCTATAAGAGTCTATTCTCAGGGAGCTTCTTTAGAAGCTAGAAGTCTGACGAGCTCCTCCCGTTCGGCTTGGAGTTCCTCGATTTGGGCATCGATCGTATCGATACGTGACTGCGGTCCTTTTCGGTCTCCGCGAGTACGTAGTTCGAGGTTGTCGATGCAGTAGTTCGACCTGATGCCGTCTACGAACTTGACGTACTCGTGAGGCAGGAGGGGACGACCCAGCTTCTCCTCCATGTTGATGACGTGAGTAGCTCTCCAGCCAGTCTCCGTCTTGGTGTGATGGTAACCGTTGGCATTCGTAAAGGTCGCACCAACTTCGGCCGCTACTCCTTTAGGCATGCTTCACCTCGATTCCTGTTAGTACGGGTATCACGTCGAGGATGTGTTCACTGACTTCGTACTCGACGTATATAACGGGTAGGTCCTCTGCCTTCAAGTCGATAACGATACGCCTGACGCGATCGAGTGGACCTTCGATAAGACCTGCCTTGATGAGTGCCTCGGCGACATCTCCTGATCGTACTAGCTTAGCCATTACAGTTGTCCCCAATCTGTACCAGTAGTAATATCCACGTCGATGTTGACGTAGTCGCCAACGACCAACTTGCCTGACTTGACCATATGGTCTACGACTATGTCTGACACCTTACCTAGGTTGTCTGGAGAGGTCTCGATTAGCATCGAGTCGTGTACGAGGTTACGCACCCACGCGATACCCTTAATAGCTGGTCTTACCCAAGTGAAAGCCTGGAGGCATGTGTCCGAGGCAATCGACTGAGGTTTGAATGCCAAGGCCTCGTTCAGGATCTCGTGTCGGTTGTCCTTCGTGATTAGAGTGAATCGTCGATGTCTTCCGAAAGGAGTCGTGAGATCCGCTCCATCCAGGACTGCTCGGCGAGTTTCTTCACGAAACTCAACAATCCGGGGAATGACAGCAAAAAACGCACGCATTCCCCTCTGAGCTTCTGGGACTGACATGCCATGCTCTTCTGCAATGGATTTGGCTTCTCGACCGTATCCGAGTCCGTAGAAGTAGGCCTTGACACGGATTCTCAACTCCTTCATTTGTGCCTTGGTAAGGTGTGTCACGTCTCCGTAGAGAACGACTGCTAGCTCGTCGAACAGGTCTCGCGAAGGATCGTTGAAGATGTCACGCAGGTATGGTTCCTGAGCGAGCCAGGTTAGAACGCGTGCCTCGATCTGCTTGTAGTCGAACTGTACGAATATGTTCCCAGGAGTACAAGGCACGAATTGCTTACGGAGCCTCCATCCGCGGGTGATGTTCTGGATGTTCGGGTTCCTGGAACTCAAGCGCCCTGTGGTTGTACCGTGAAGCAGGTACGTGGGGAACACACGTCCCTTGTACATTCGAAGCTTGATGCCCTTGACGTATGTGCCGTACGACTTGGCGTCCAGTCGATGCTCTGCAAGGCAGGCAAGGAAGTCGTAGTACTCGCCCCACGGTTCGCACTTCTCCATCAGGTAGGCGATGACCTCCTTGTCAGTGCACTTCGTCATCTCGCCCTTCTGGTTGCGCTTGCGTGGCACTCTGATGTGGAATACTTCTTCCAGTACCTCTACGATCTGCTTGGGCGAGTTGGGGTTGAAGGCAGGTCGACCAGACGTGATTTGCATATCTCGTCGTAGGACGGCAAGGCGACGAACATAGAACTCTTCGAGTTCGGCGTTGTATGGCTTGTCGACTCCAATTCCGTTGAGCTCGGGGTACAGGAGTTCGTTGGAGGCTCGAACCAGGAAGTCGTGCAGTGCACGGAGCCCAGGCTCCTTCTCCATGAGAGTGGTGAATAGTTGCCATAGCGCGTACGTAGCAGCGCAGTCGTAGGCGTTGTAACGGTAAAGGATAGGTCGGGGAATTGCGCCATAGCCCACCTTCGGTGATAGGTACTGCTTGATCTCGTCGTCGTAGCGGGGTGCGCCTAGGAGCTCCACGGCGAGATACTTGAGGCCGTGAATTCCTCGTCGCTCATCGAGACAGTATGAAGCCAGCATCGTGTCGAACCAGAGGCGGATTGAGCCCAGGCGATGGAACAGCCCACCAAGGTCGAACTTTCCATTCTGTGCAATGATGCGGTTGTGAGAGCGTAGGTATTGCCCCAGACGTGACATGAAACGAATATCGTTACATACCGTTTCGCCGAAGACCACGACTTTGCCGGGAGCGTAACCCACTCCGATACATAGGAGCTTGTAACGCGACGCATGTTCGAATGCCACATCCTTGTCTACGTCAGTCTCGATGTCGACTGTGATTGGAGTTAGTGGCAGCTCGTCGACTGCCTTGAGAGCCGTCTCTACATCGTCAATGACAACGAAGAGAGGCTCGGTCCAGTCATCAGTGGGCCTGAACAGCTTGCCGAAGTCATTGACTATGGATGGGAAGAAAGCATCCCCTTTCGGTCGTAGACAGGCCGCTGGATGAAGGGTTGGTATGACTTGAATTCCAAGCTCTTCGACTTGCCTTGGAGGGCCGACGCGTAGCTTCGTGATACCGCTCGAAGTTCCCAGCAGCGTTCCGGCCGCGGAGTTACCCATAGCCACAACTGTTTCCACGTCACGGTCGCGGAGCTCCTGTAGCAGACGGGGCCTACAGCTACGTATCGCTGTCTGGGAGGGCGTGGCATTGTCGGGAGGCCTGCAGAGGCAAGCATTCGTGAGTAGGGTGGTGGCCCTGTCGATGTGGTAGTGCTCCATGATCTTGTCGAGGAGCTTACCGGAGACCCCCACAAAAGGACGTCCGAGGCGTGCCTCGTTCGCTCCTGGAGCCTCCCCAAGTATACACAGGCTAGCCTTTTCAGGTCCCTCCGAAGGAACGAATCGGCCGATGTCATACAGATCACATTCCTCACACAGAGCGGCTGGGTGCTTCCTGGCCATTGGCCCACCCCCATAGGGTCTCGATGTTCCTTCTGGCCAGCTCTTCATCGACGAGACGGGCGTCGAGGCTGAAGTAGTTCGCGGGTCGCGCTGCTGGTCGGTCGTTGATGCTGAGCCGTAGTCCTGCTGCTGCCCAAGAGAACGGAGCCGAGGTGTCGATGCTGGTGACCAGATCGCCGTGATACTGGATCTCGTTTGGCCAGTCAGAGGCTATGCCCAGCAGATGAATTGGGTGCGGTTCGTGGCTGGCGATCCAGTCGGCCAACTCGAGTCGAGTATGCCTGCCCATCTCATCGGCTATCCATCGAGGTAGTCCGAAGGTGAGAGGGATCTCGAAGTCCTCTTCGAGCTGACAGTAGTACTCGATGCACGCCTCCAGCTCGTGTTCATCGGCACCTTGCACAGCAGCGATGAAGTTGATCGGGTGGTGCTTGGCACCGATCGACTGCTGGTGCATGTTCCAGACGTGAAGGAAGCGCTCAGCAGCGTCGACCGACTTGCGCGAGTTCCCGAGGAAGTCTGGCAGCACGAACTTGTCGATGCCGTACTCGAAGATCATCGAGCAGAGTTGGTCATCGCTCAGCGGACCCTGTGGACCTTCGGCTTCGTAGGCGCCGTTGTCCAACATCAGGGTACTCGTCGCCTGCAAGCTCATGAGCCTGTAGAAGTTCGCGTATGCTGACTGTTTCAGGCCCTCCGGGATCACCATATGCAATGGGTGCTTGGCGACCATGTAGAGCATACTTGTCGGGGGAATAAGTGCGACTTGCATTGTGTCTCCTATGCCAGTGGCGTCTATACTTTGTAAGTACCTTCCGACGCCGGAACCTTCGCCACCCGCAGTCCGGGCAGTGCACTGTATACTTGTGGAAGAACGGAAGGGGTGAGGATGTCATAGTCCTGACTGAGTCTGTACGTTGTCGCCGTTGTCCTCGATGTCGAGGATCTTGGCTTGCATGGCGAGGTTCTTGGCTACGACGAGAGCGCGTAGGGTCAGGACGAGGTCGGCCGACGTGTTCATGTCGAGTAGGAGCTCAGCCGCGAGGGTCTCGAACTTCTGAACGGTGAAGCGGAGCCGTGCATCAGCCAGGTGTGATGAGTCGAGGAACCGAACTACGTCCTGAACGTTCCTCGGGTGCCTGGCGAGGATGGACTGATCGATCATGACTACATCTCCTTGAGTGGAATGAATCCCTGCGAGTCAGCAGCGGGGTGCTTCTCGACGACCTTGTGAATGGATCGTCGCAGAAGCCAGAGCTTGATCCAGGTGTAGCGCATGTAGTTCATGAGGTCGGCGACTTCCTCCATCGCCATCTCGACCGTGTCGTTTTCGAGGAAGGTGACCTCGCCGTACTTCTCCTGGCCACGTAGATGACGCTCGACGCAGGTCGTGTCGAGTTCGTCACTCGCCTGCTGGATCAACGCGGTCAGATCCTGGCCCGAAGCGCTCGAGGTTGGCTGCTCGCTTGGCATTGTAGACCTCCGTGACGTTGGTGCCGAGGATGTACCAGATGTTGGCCAGGTAGATGAGGACGTCGATCGACTCCTCCTCGATCTTGGTCTTCTGCTCTTCGAAGGTGTGCGTGCCGCGCCGTGACTTCTTGGCCTCGTTGATGAGCTCGCCAGCTTCACCTGAGACACAGGCGATCTGGTAGAACAGGTCGTCGGCGGTGTCAGGGAACCAGGCGATTGAGTCCTCGCCGCATTCCCTGATGATGTTGGACAGCGTGATGAAGTTCTTCAGGAAGTTGGCAGGTAGTAGCTGCATCAGACCGTGGCTGTAGTCTTGGCCACGCGCAGGCCACTCCCAGTCCTTGCCTGCTGCA